TTCTAAAACTTTGTACGTAATGCCGGTTATACCGGTAGTTGGAAGTGTAATGGTTACATCGCCGTATTCTTCGTAATATACAGTTCCTCCAAGTTTCATTCTTTGCCAATGTTCCCCATCAATGTATGATGGGGAAGCTACGAAGTTAAAGGTATTATCATCAATAAGGCTTTTTATCTTTGTATAACTATCGTTTTCTCCCACGTAATCCAGAATGGCACCCTGCGGATATCCGCCTATTAAATCTGAGACTTCTGGATTAAAAGTTATTATTCCGCCGTTTTGGAGGAAAACTTTCTGGTCGGTAGAGAGATAAAACATCCCGTTACAGTCCTGCCCACGCGGAGGTAAGCCCCCATTTTTAGGAGCTATCATTGTAATATCAGGAAATCCTGTTGCAATTGAAGCTAAACCATTCTCCTGCTCATTTTCAGGTATAATGTTTCTTGTGCCTGAATGCGCAATTGGAACGCTCATTGCACTCGGCTGTATGACGTCTGTTGATTTCATATTTTGTCTCCATTAGTTTAAATATATCGCCCATCCCAAAACGGCGCCTGATTCCAAGGCATAAACCCGGTATCGTAAAAGCCAAAGATTGTTGTTTGGTCAAGCAAATAAATTTTGTCTTCTACTCCGGCAGGAGTCGGCAAAAAAGTTCTGGAATAAATAAGAACAAGTTCTTCTTCTGTCGGTTCAAAGTTTAGAACATAATAAACAGACATATCATAATTATCTTTTACATATCCTGCAGAAGAAGAACTTGTTCTATGATTTTTAAAAATAAAATTTATATATTTGTTTATCTCTGGTGGGGTGCCGTTAGAATGTATTAATTGCAGCTTACCTAACACCAGACGTCTGTAAAGTTCAGTTGATAAAGTGATATTTTTGCCATTTACGTTATAAATACGTTTTACTTTTAAAATAATTCCCCAAAGGTTAAGCCCCCAATCCGTTGCATTCTGGATATCAAGAAATTCGTTTACAACTTTTTCCCAGAAAGCTTTCAAATTTTCATCATAGTATTGATTTTTAGAGATTATCAAACTTTTAAGCTTTGGCGCATTATCATACTGCCAGATTATATTGTTTATTAAGTTTTCATCAAAAGTAAAAACATCATGTATTTTAAAATCAGCCATTGATATTTACCGTTATATTTTCCGCTAAAATCTGTGGGGTTTCGGAGGCGAAAAGATTAATAGGAGCTTCCGAAATCTCTCCATCTGCATAAATAACTGACAATCTGTCTCCGGTTATTGGATTTTGAGCTTCTGCTGTTGTTATTGTTATGCCATACTCGCTAAGGTTTGCTTGTTCCCCATTTACAAGCCAGTCAGTACCATTAAATATAAAATTATATGTTCCGTTCTGATTTGTCTTTGCTCCAAAAATCGCTGTGTCTACTGAAGCCCATATAATACCGCTTGTAACAGAGGCTTTATTTATACTTATTACGGCGTGCGGTTTTGGGGTAACCAAACCTACTTCTACCTTGTTTATATTTACCCCTTGAATTTGTGAATTAAGCATACTGGCAATTGTAAAAGGGGAAAGTAAAGAACGAATTCCGAGTTTTTCGTAACCTTGCTCCTTATAGTCGCCATTTGCATAATTTAGGATTGTATTTTGTACCTGTTCTGTTAAATTGGCATTTGAGTTATATAAAGAGGTAAGGTTTACAACAATTTTCAAGGCAGTTTCAGATGGAATCTGGAAAATTACAGTATTTGTAGTGTTATATTCTTTATCAATAACCGTTACTGTCGTATTTCCGCACCAGCCGCAGCCTGCTGATTTTACCCCATAAATCGCATATGCAATGTCCTCTGCATTACCTCCATCAACACACACATATACGCTATGCGGAGGAATTGAGATATCATCAAGTTGAAGAGGTTTCCCTTTTGGGTTATCATATGTATATACGTCTTTGACTCCGTCAATATCGTAACAAACGCTTGCATAGTTTCCAAAAAGCGCGCTCCCTGAAAATAAGCCGTTTATAATTCTCTCTCTAAAACTTGTATCACTTTCTAAATCGCTTCCGATTTCTGCAACTGAGGTGTTAACAATTGTTTCCCATCCAACAATACCTGTTGTTGTGCTTGCGACTATTGTACGGAGTGCTCCGGCCTCCAACGAAATGACACCGGTTTGAGAACAATAGAATACGCCCTTGGCTTCACCGGTCTCATCAATTATAATTTCGTTCAAGGCTTGCCAAATTATTCCATCATCTGCAATGGCTTGTGAATTAGCAGGGATTACCGTACCGGGGGCTCCTGTAACTGTAACAGGTACAGTTGAAGCGGTTGCGTCTTTTCTGTATTTATCGAAATTAGCGCCCCAGGCATCAAGAACAGTTCCGCTTGCGCTGTAAATATTTACCAGTACATTAACAATTTGAGCATTAAATCTAATAGTGTTTTGTCTTGCGGTTGTTTCAACATCTATCAAGCGCCCCTGCGGTGTGCTTTCCTCTAGCGACAAGTCCGTACCCAATGCGGCTTTGAATTCTTCTTGTACTGTTTCTTGAACATCCGCTGTGTCAGGTATTATTACGCCGTTATCTGTATAAGAATAATTACCGATAAAAGGTGTATTGCTAGCCATTTAAAGCTACCCTCCCATATTCTGTCTCTATTTCTGCACTATATTTGAAGATACCATCGTCCGTTTGACCTTCAAAGTTTTCGACTTTCTCCGCTGCTTCAGTGTTTTCCAACTCGTTTGTCAATTCATTCTGGAATAAATCCGGATATGCAGGGCTTGCAAAAATCGTGTTGAAAAAATCTATTCCCTTGTCCGAATATAAAAGCTCGTTTTTTACAGTCTGTGATTTGTTTACAAAAATGTCGCCCATTGCAGCTAAATCCCTCTTTAGTGCAAGATTGTTTGAGTTATCAAGATAAATGTCATTATTTTCGTTTATTGCTATAGTTTGCATTATTGTGGTACTCCTGTATTGCCGCTACCTGGTTGTACGCCGCTGTGAGTGTGATTTTTGCCGCTTATGCCGGCAGATATTACATCAACATCAGAAGTTATTGTGCCGGTTGCTGCAACGCTGCCATTGATTTGTAAATCTCCGTTTATAATATTTTTTGCAGCAGTCTGGGTAATTTGACCGTTTTTTATACTTATTTTTGTTGTGCCATCCTCTGAGGTCAAAACAACTGCCCCCTCATCATCAGTTGTAATATTTATGCCTTTGATATAGTCAGGCAGAAAAAATCCATCCTCATATTTATGTTTTCTCAAGCTTGCCGGTGTAAAGACTGTTAAAAGAGTCTTGAACGTAGAAATGTTTCTATCTGCTGCAATAATCCAGCCTTTATCACCTTTTTTAACAGGAAAACTGAAGATAAAACCGCCCCCTGACATCATATAAACCGGTATATCCGGAATAGGTTTTTTAGTAAGTTTAGAACCATTTGCATAAAGCGATTGGTTAAGTATTTGCACTGTTGCACGGTTTGTTTTTCTGTCGTAGCTGATAATCTCAGCAGGAGCGACTTTTTCAATTTTCATAGCGATTTGTTCTGCCTGAAAATTTAATAATCCGACCTCGCCATTATCTCCCGGATTATGGGCAGGTGTAGTATATTGTGTTTCATTACCCATTGTTTCTATACTCCGCCGGCTTTGCCCAGTATCTCGCAGTAAAACTGCTGTTCTCTGGTTGCAAAATCAAAATCTAATTCATAAACCTGGTAATAACCGTTTATTACTGGTAACTTAACGCTTTTTATCTGAACCCAGCTCCCGCAATTAATCGAGGCATCGAGCAAACACTTCACACGGCAGCCATATTTATCCGGTTCAGGAATCCCAATCATCCCGCTGTCTTTTGATATAACTTTAACCGGATTTTTGTTATCACGTTTTGCATTCTTGTCTGTGACTCTTAGAACCCCGTTGTCTTCATACATAACAACGTCACCGACCTTGTTAAACTCTTTTATCAGCTCGCCTTTTGAGCCGCTAAAGTTAAATGCATCTAAATTTTTTGTTTGCGTTGCCTGCCAGTCGAAAGCCAAATTTAATGATTGAGCAATGCTTTGAGCACTCTCTTTTGTCGTTGTACCATAGGTGCCATAAGTTATGGGGGCTCGTTTTTCATAGTATAAACTTTTGGCTTTTATATTAAGCCACGTGTCCGGCAAATCCGACGGTCTTGCGTCATAAATCTCCCCTGTAAAAATTCGTCCCCAGCCTGTTTGGCTGTAGCCGGCGTAAATATTTATTGTCTTTTTGACCTGCGGCTTAACATAGGGGCTTGTAAAAGTCGTTAGATATTCAATGTCTGATTGTGCAAGGTTCGCTATCGATACAGTAGCCTCGGATTCCGTTGAGCTCATTTTACGGCTCACGCGTCCTTTTATTGCCAGGCCGTCAAGACGTTTGAGCTGCTTTTTGCCGTTATCGTTTGTTTCAACTTCAACAAAACAAACTCTTTTATTCTGCATTGTTAAACTCATCCTTTGTCAAAAAATACAGGTTGCAAGTCTTTCCAAAATTCTCATAATTCGGGTAATTCTCGTTTTCAGTCTCGAATATAAAATTACCCCCAAGCCTGTTAACCATCCAGGGATAAGGTATTACCGGCTGATTTGGACAACATAAGAAAGGTATACCGATTTGCTCGTTATTAATGTATACACTCATTAATAAAACCTTGTTAGTCGTTTGCAATAGAACATGAATATTGTCTTGTATGTCCTCAAGCACAAGGTCAAATTCTTGATTTGCGTATGTATTGTTTAATTCAATTGCGTATGTGCTCATAATTATACGTTTTTAAGATTTGTAAATTGTTTAATTTTAAGAATGATATTCATAAAAGTTTGATTTATTATTAAATTTATTTGAGTAAGATTTTGAGGAAGGATTAGCTATGGAAAATTACATCGCAAAAAAACATTGGTGGTTTTGGGTTACACCTGCTTTAGTATCAATATTATTTTTATTTACGTTGATTATACCTATCTGGGTTATGTTGTACGCTATATTAAGATGGAATTTAGATAAACTTGAAATAAAAGACGGATGTTTATACTCCAGAATGGGTATCATTTTTATTGATAAAAAAACTATCCCGCTAGAACAAATAAGTTTTGTCAGTGAAAAAACGGATATTATTTCTCAATGGTTAGGATTTTCTTGCATACAGGTTAATTCCTCCGCCTTTGGTAAAGCTATTGAATATCCTTGTATCGCAAATCCTTCTGAATTTATTAAATTTATTAATGAACATAAAAAAGACAAGGTACAAATATAATTATTTTCGTTTTTAAGGAGAAAGTGAATGAAAAAATTTATAATATTATCAATTTTGATGTTAAATTCATATTAGAACAAAAAATTTAATTTTATGTTCGCCCTCCAATCAATGCGCTTTTTAACCAGCTTTTCTTTACGGGTTTAGCCTGTTTAACTCCGCTGTTGACACGTGAAGAATTAGTTTTGTTTTGCACTTTCTGCGGCGGCATTGCTGTGTAAACCGGCATAACTTCTTGTTCTTCTCTGAAACTTATATTATATGGGGATTTGTCAAAATATGCGCCTGAGACTTTAAAAGGCTTGCCTTTTATTACTGTACGAGGGATTATTTTGTTTTGAACTCGTAACTTCAACGGGATACCATTAAGACAAAGATATTCCAATTCTTTTAGGGTTTCGGCATCATCATTTGAGATATACGCTTGAATACTCACTTGATTGGGGTCTATTATCATATGGTCAGTAACAACTGCCCCTGTCTCAATCGGGTGTTCAAATAGTTTGATACTATCTTCAAAAGTTATATCTAAAATTTGAAGCCCGGAAAGAACCTCTTCGGGCTTATCTTTGTCAATCCGCCAAGCTACAAATTTTCTGATATCAAAGTTTGAGTCCTTTAACAGTAAGATAATATTTGTTGCTTGTATTAGTGTTGCTGCTGAATTTGAGATGTTCATAATCGTTCTCATCAATTGTTACACTTGACAAATATAAAAAAATCGTAAATAATATACATACAGGGTAAGCCCCAAGCAATCATAGCCTGGTGCTTAGGGCTTGACTTAGTACCCTGTCTGTGATTTTACAATTTAAATGCTATTGCTAGCGCTAATAATGCTAACAATAGCATTATTATTTTGTCTAAAATCACTTTTACCACCCCCTTTCCGCCGATTTCTTGCGGATTGCGAGCAGAGGCTGGAGGGCTTCGCGTAGGCGGAGACCGCAACGCCGTTTAGCGCGAGCAAACAAGCTGTAAAATGCGTGTGCGAGTGGGTGTGGTAGGATACTACCCTTTAGTTATTATAAAGAAGTTATAAGCCTTTGTCAAAACTTTTGTTACACGATTTGTCCTGTGTCTATGCTAGTTATTGAGTCTGCTGTTTCTTGCGCGACTGCTTTAGGATCTGTTGCCTGTGTGTTGATTGTGATATTTGCATTTATGTTTTGGTTACGTGTATTAGCTGTTTTTTTACTATTGTTTGTTACATTTTGGTTTTGTGATTGTGCATTGTAGTAGTTTCCTTGCGCACCAATAGGAACTGAATTTGTTGGATTTTTGTTATATTTTTCAATAACTTCTTTGCCTGTTGTTACCGCTGTATATGAAGCCGTTATGGGATTGCCTAAACTAATTAGTTTTTTTAGTGGTTCAGGGATACTATCCCACATTGCTTTAGCCTTTTGTGCAAGCTGTACAAACCAACCGCCTAAGGATTTTAGCCATTCGATTACGCTTGAAACCCCGTCTTGAATATTTTGAAAAAAACTCAAAATATTATTACGTAATTCCTCTACATTGACGCCGCATTTTTGGAGTATGTCACCGATGATACTTTCACCGCCTTGTAAAAAGGTAATAAAGTCTTGTATTATTGCTATTAGAAGAGTAATTGCAGCTATTATTGCAACAATGACCGCAACTATGGGGTTAGCCATTAAAAATGCAATAGCCCCATTCAAAAGTGTGACAGCTAGAGTAACAGCACCAATAGCAGCTGCAATAGCAATAAAAACTCCCGCTATTTTAACCATACCCTCGTGCTCTGCAAGCCAGTCTGTTACACTTCGGATGGCTTTACCGATTGCAGTTATAGCAGGCAAAAGAAGACGAGAAAGTGCCCCAAAAATTGATGACATTCCCATTCGTATATCCTGCTGGATTTGCTGGTAATCGCGCATACGCTCGATGTCTTCTTTGGTGTATAGCTTGTATTTGCTTGCGCGCTTCATCTCCTCTCTGTAGCGCTCAACACCCTGTATCAAAAGACGTGTGGTGCCTTCATCTATACCGAGTGAGTTTGCCAAATCCCATTTTGCCGCGTCGCTTTTTAGCGTTTCCATTTTCCGGGCGACATTTTCAAGCGTTTGAGTCGGGTCTTCACTTATGCTTATGCCGGCTTTTTTATACTCTTCACGGTTTGTACGGATGTTTTCAACACTGGTTGCACTCCCTTCTGTTGTCCCGCCAAAACGTGATGAGGCATTACCTAGTTCTTGAAGTTTTTCAACAGCAATACCGGTTTTTTGAGCCAAAAAGTCTAACTGCTGTCCCTGTTCATAAAATTGAAGGCTTCTACGCACTGCAACTCCAACTGACGCAAGCAGACCAACAGTTTTGACTAAATTACTAAAATTCTTCTTGAGCTTTAAGAGTTGGTATTCGCTTCGCCCCTGCATCGTATCAATAGCTGCTCGGAACTTATCAACTTTTTCTTTAGCTTCAACTAATGCAAGGTCAGTTTCAACTAAAGCTTTAATATTTGTTCTTTCAGCATTCTTAAGTTCGACAAGTTTTTTTTCAAGACTTATGACTTCTTTTTCGTACTTATCAAGCTGTCGTTCGTTTTCTTTAAGCTCTTGCTCAAATTTTTGTAAGCCTTCTGAGCCGAACCCTATTGTAAATAAATCAAGCGGCTGTGCCATTTATTTTAAACCTTTCATTGATGCCTGAGAGATTAGGTATTCGTTATGTTTCGTAACTGCCTCTGCTTCATACATAAGCATTGCATCTTCTAATGTGTAGATTGTTCTAAGTTCGTGGAGAGTTGCACGCCCGCTGACAATAATTTGTCCAACAAATCCGTCAATATTGCGGAAGCTTTCGATTCTGCAAGGGAGAGACCCTTGTTCAAGAAATCCCAAACCTTGCCTTGTGCGAAAAAATCATAATTGTAATTTATGCATTCATATTCCAACTGTACAAGTGTGTTGAAATCCGGTACGTGGTTGTCTATAATTTCCTTTGAAATCAATGGAACGTTAGCGCGACCGTCTGAATATACCCGCTCACAGTAGGATAGCATTTTAAAGGCCATTTCCTGCGACTGGGCAAAGTTGCTCACCATTGGGATAAACCCGGCTGGTAGTTTTAAAACAACTTCTTGCGCTACAGTACAGGGCATTTTTGAGATAATGAATTTGTGCCCGTTTATTTCGATGAGCTTGGGCTCCAGCAAATTTATGTTTGCCGGCTGCGCTGTGCTGCTATTTTTAAGCCCCTTTTCTTGACCTTGGTAATCTTTACGTAAATTAAACATTTAATCCCCCTTCTTGATTTTTTCTTTAAAGAGAGTTATAATATTTTACATAGGGGGAAGCCCTAAGAAAACAGCACTTCCTTAGGACTTCACTTCGTACCCTATAACCAATAAATGATAATTTGTAAAACCGTTATAATTACCGTTATAACGGTTTTTATTATTATCTTGGTCATTCTATCACCTCCTTTGAGACCGCTTTCTCCGTTAGTCGCGTGTGTCTGCGGAAGTGATGGGCACTACCCTGGGTTTATTATAACATAATCTTTTTATACTGCGTCTTCAAAAACAAAGCCGTAGGTTTTTGTTTTAATTCTGCCATCGCCGCCATACTGGTAGCCGACAGATCCATTTTTGATTATTCCGTTTTTATATGTTCTGACGACTCCTGTAACCGGGTTTGTTACAACCATTGTTATAACGTCTTTTGCTGGAAAACGGTTTTTAGAAGCGCGGTTTACCTCAAATAATCTGTCCATTAAAGCTTCTTCTGGTGTGTTAGGGATTAAAGGCACTGAGGTTTCAATCCCGTTAACAGTTTTCCACCAGATTAAATCACCGTTAACACCTGAGGCATTACCGGCGATTTCAGTATTGCCTGTGGCGCCCACATCCCCGTCTTCAGGAAATGCTCTGAAAGATATCCCTACAGGAAAGGTTTTTGACGCCTTCAAAAGCACGTGAACGCCTATTGATGATGTATCTTGCATTTTTTATACTCCTTTGTGTTTTATTGTGTTAGATAAGAATGTTTTTGCCTTCAACTTTTCTGATAACATCGTTTTTCAGATAGATTAAAGTGTATGTGCCAACGTGAATAGTCGCTTCTCCAGAAGTTTCGGTTGTTACATCTACTTCGAAAATATAGCCATTAGATTGGACATCCAGCCAAGCGTTTTCATCACCAGTTAATTGGGTGATATAGGCTTTTTGGGAATTTGTTAAAGTCTTGCCTTTGCTGAAAACGTGGTTATTCAAAGCCTCTTCACAGTTGTTGCTTAAGACACCTGTCAAAATTGCTTTACCGTCTTCGTCAGCGGAGATAAAATCAACACCTAAAAACGCATTCAACATATCTGTTGCGATTGCGTCCTTGAGCCAAGCTTCGTTATCAAAAATAGCGGTATCTGTTCCGTCTGCGTTAAAACCGTTCTGGTAAAAAGCTATAGTTTTTCCGGATTTTTGGGTTTGGCCGTTGTAGTTTATGCAAAGGTTGTCTAACGTTTGATAGAGCGTTCCGTCATCGTTGCCAACTGAAACCGCAAAGGTCGGGAACTCTTGATACATATAATTTTTTACGCCATTAACCGTGTCATAGTTTGTTGTTGCAGGTAAGATACAGGACATTAACCAATCTGGGACAAGTCCATCCATTGCATAGTTAATGTTGTATTGCGCGGTCATGCCGGTGTGGGCTTTGGCGGTTTCAATACCTTCTGCATAATTTGATGCGCCAAGGTCGAAAGAAAAACGGTACTGGTTGTTTTGTTCGTCCACCCACGCTCCTATAGCATCAAGGTTAGCAAATGCAGCTGACGAATCAATAAACCCAAATGTCAAGAAGTTTGTTGAAATATCAATTGTTTTATTCAAAACATCTGTTACTGTTTGTTCTGTGGTTCCGTTTGAAAGAACAGGTGCGCCAGCTACGTTCCAGCCGATTAAGCCCGAAATATCTGTGCCTGATGTTGCTGCGGTTGCGTAATTGATTGCGTTAGCACCGGTTTCGCCGCCTGTTAGTTTAAAGCTGGAATTTTCATATTCAACAGTCGCGTTTGTCCATAAAGTTCCGCCGTCTGTATTGGCTCTTAGTGCGGTTTGCAAAGCCGTTGCAACATCTGCGTAAGTTTCTATTGCTGATAGATTTACGTTGGTTATAGTGTAGGCTGTACCTCCTAGATTAATTGTCATTGAACCGTCGCTAACGGCTTTTAACGTTGCAAGCGGCGTCAGTTTCTGCGTAGAATACATATATGGCGCAAGCGCTTCAAAAGAATAGCGCATAAAGGAAATTTTCTTTGCCTGAGTTGCGCGCTTTGAAATCCAGCCGAAATATTTGCTTGCGATTTGGGCTTCAATGGATAATGAGCCCGCAAAACTTGCAACTGAGGCGCTATCTGTAAATTCGTAGACTGTATTGGCCGCAAATAGCGGGTTTGTGGTGAAAATACGCGGTATAAGTTCTTTTCTTGACGCGCTGTCTGTGTTTGCAATAGCCGATGTTATTGCAACATATTTTTTGATTGGAATTGACATTTTTGTACTCCTATATTGTTTTAAACTCTGTATATTCCTTTTTCAATAACTTTGTCCAGCAATGGCACTTCTGTACTCCAAGAATTTGTGTAAACAAAAGTGCAATCAAAGTATGGTAAAAATTGGAAATTGTCTTCATCGTCCATAAATTGACGGTTTGAAACTTCAGTTGCCCTGTATTGCGCATAGCCAAGATTAGCAAGGAATTTAATCCCCTCGCTTGACTGCATAAAGTCTTTGATAAGCTCCAGAATATCGCACGAATTAAAGGTATCAGGCTTATCGGTTGGAAGCTCTATACGGCTTGCGGAAAATCGGATTTTGACTTCTTGTTTGGTTAAGTTCTGTTTTATTACGACATCACCGCGGCGTTCCTTTTTTCTGTATTGGCTGCCGCGCTGAGGGTAATTTATCACCGAAATATAAATGGACGGTTTTAAAACATTTACCTTGAAAACCTGTTCCAATTGTCTTACTTGCCATCTGTCAATGTCGAACGCTTGCAGCATCTGTTTAACCAGTGAGATAAAGTCGTTAAATATCTGGTTTTTGGTTTTGTAAGAAACTAATTTCGCTTTCATTCTCTGCTCTTAAACTTTTTAATTCAACAACTAAGGCCTTTGTCCAGCCATTGGTATCGTACCAGTTTTTGTTTTCAACAAGCTCAAAGGTTCGGTTGTTATAAATAATTCTATCAGGTTGGATGTCTTCAGCTAAGCTTTTCATTAAGGCGCTTGAAAATACTATCTTATAGTTTTTGTTTAAGTCCAGTCCTAGTTGTTCATACATCTTATTAGAAACTGCCTGTATTGAACCTGTTAAGGTTTTTGGCTCGTCAAACTGCGGAATATCGCGCCCCATATCGTCAATAGTTGTGCCAAGGTATTTTAGAAATGTGAAAGTTTTATTGCATCCTAAAATGCACGTTGCAGCCATTGCAGGATTTAGTAAGTTATAACTCATTGTTTCGTTACCTTAAATTGGACTGTTGCAAACATTATGCCTGAACTATTGAGCGGCTTGGTTGATTTATTTGGTGAATGACTTGTATATTCGTTATTTCTGATTTCAATTGTGGCTCCTGAAAGTGAAGGCTCGTTGATTTTGCGAATTTCTTCCTGAATAACTCCTTGCAGCCATAGCCCCATACGGTTTGTTGCGGTTTCCATTGTCTGGCGGCCCTCAAATACTCTGAGAATTTCTTGTCGGATTATCCGCTGACCCTCAATACTTTCCACCCGTGCACGGGCGTTATCCATAAACGGACGCGGAGGGATTACGATTGTACCTGTGGAGTTCTTTAAATGTAAGCCTATATGGTGTAAATAGTTGCGCTGCTTAGTTGTTACATTTATCTGCACACCAAAGTTTTGAATTGCTGCAATATGGCCTACAGATGTGCCGTCGCTGTATCTCGTATTCTCAAACCATCCAGCCTCGATTTTGAAGTCTTTTAACTCTTTGCTCAGGTGCTCCCAGAGTTTGACATTCTTTTTACGCATTAGCCGCTTACCCTACCCTCTCACCACTTCGCTCCGCTTCGGGAAACAGGGGCACAAGACTTGTTCCTCGTCTGTCCCCTTTGTTCCGCAAGGGAAGAAGGAACTTTTAAAATACTCTTTCTAAACTACCGCCTATATAAAAAGGAACGGAGGTCAACTGTTCAAACAGTGCAAGCAATTCCAGTCCGTAAGGGGTTTGTGCAAGCCAGTACGACCACATATCCGTTGACGGGATTTGTACATAGCTGACATTAACCTCGCCCACTGCCGCACTTGCGACTAAGCCGCCCTGTCCTGACTGCCCCGTTTGGTTTTTGTAAGACAGGACAGACAGATGTGCGGTTAAAAGATAAATAGCCGTTTTGCGTTGTTCATCAGCCAGCCTGCCGCAGTTTTTTATTGAAATAAACGTTTTAGCCTGTCTGAAAGCCGAAGGGCAGATGTTTTTGTATTCCTCCGTGTTAAACTCGGGATATTCGCTGTAAAATTCTGCAAGGCTTACCGTAACAACGTTTGTCATGTGTTATTCTCCCTCTGTATCGGGTGCTTTTTTATTTGCTTTCTTGTAATCGTCTTTTGTGAGCTGTTTTGATTTGTCTTTACTCATTGATTTTGTAGTTTTTTCAATATTAGGTTGGGTGTTAAAGTATTTGACAATTCCGTTTTCAAGGTGTCTTTGAAAATCTTTGTTTGCTTTTAATATATCCAGCTGGGCAGCACTGACCTGTGTCAAAACACCTTCGGGCGTTATCAGGTTGGAATTTGTGACATCAGCTCCGCCTTTGACCTCTACCTGCGCGGAAACAATATTCAGGTTGTCTGATGTACCTTTAACATACTGTGTATAAAACTGTGTGTTTGCCAGTTTTGATAAAATATACGGCATTTATTCCCCCTTTTGTTCTTTTAACTCATTTATTATGTCAATTTTTGATTTAGCTTTTACGCTTAGTCCTTTGGATTTTGCGTAAGCCTGCAAGTCTTGCCACTTCATAGACCCGAAATTTACAGGTGCTTTTGATACTGAGACTTTTGGTTTTTTCTGCTCAATAATTATAAACTTTTTATTTTGAAAGCTTATGAAGTTTTTATCCTGTTTAAGCTTTTTAAAATCCGATTCGTAAAACAGGTTTGAGCCTTTTTTCACTAAAACACCCGAAAACATATTATCTTCGAGCTTTGAAACAATTTTATACATTTTATTTCCTTCTCTTATAATACACCCCGTAAGCCCCCTTGCTCCCTAAAACAGGGAGCAGCGGAGGAGGGGGTATGCTAAATACCTGAATATCTAACAACACCTAAAGGTTGTTGTACAATGATACCTGCTGTTGCAGAGGCATAATCCTCAACAATAACTTTGGCTTTCTTTTCCATACCTACAAGGCGTAGTACGTCTTGTACATACTGTTTAATGGTACCTGTTCTGCCGATTTTATCAGCGTGAAGATAGAACACGTTTGAACCGCCGTTTGCACCGTCCATTTCAGGAGAAGCAACAATGCGAATATTCGGGTATGTCTCTTTTATCCAGGTTGATACCGATTTTGTGCCTAATTCGTTCATTGTGTTGAGGTATTGCACTGAAGCAAGAGACAACGACATTGTGAAAGCGTCGCGTACAGGGTTGAAATGACCTCTTAACTGGGTTTGCAACTGCCCTACTGCGGTTATGATATCTGCCGTGATTTCAAGGAAGGTTTTTGAAGCCCAGTTTGTCTCACTTTTTGCCCCTTCCGCAACGGTTCTGTAAGGGGTAAGGTTCGGATCGTTTAACAAACCGTAAGTCTTGTTTTGACCGTTTGAATAACCGTAAAAGCCTACATTGTTGTGTTCAATTGCTAAGCTTTCGGCTACAGCTTCTTTTTTCTGTCCCTGTGTGTCGATTCTCATTCGGGAAGCTCGCATCGCTTCTAAGTAACCTACTTCCAGCCCTTCTTCAAATCTCACGATAGAACGTGTTACAAAGTTCTGGTTCCAGCTTGCAATCGGGATGTTTGCCGTATCTGTGTAAGGCTGCGCTTTGCCTGTTCTTTCAAGTGCTGTTGTTACGATTTCTTCGTCTTCAAAAGAACCTGCAATCGTACGTCCTGCAATCTCATCGATTGTTCTTGCCTGTGTTACATATTCTACAGCTTCAGGTGCCCAGTATTGGAAGAACTGTACGGGGTTTGTGATAGTAGGTGTAGTTTGTAAAGGTACTGCCGCATCCGTTGCGTAGGCGTTATTGTAGATTGAACGCATATCACGCATTACGGCAGAATCCATTGAAATTCCTAATGCGGAAAGGTCTTTAGAGCTGACTTTGCTATAATCGTCAAATCTAAAGCCGCGCACTTCGTTCGGTTTTAAATCCAAACGAACGGGGGTTGTTTGTTTTGCCATTTTATTTATTCTCCTTTAAATTAGTTACCAAGCTCTAACACTGCGATATCACCTGCGTTACCCGAATACTTGATAAATTGAGCATTCGGAATAACAACAGAGCTTTCAGGAACGGCTTCTGTATTTACATAAGCGTTGATTTTTCCTGTAAGTTTGTCATAAGCTGCAATATTACCTACGCTAAAAGCGGAAGCAGGTTTTATGTTAATATGTCCGAAAGTGCATAATCCGCCTTGAGAGCCGTCAGGTAAGTTCAAAGTCGGCTCAAGGTTCATGTAGTTAGCGTACATTTTAGGATTAACCAAAATACCTGCGAATACACCTTCGCCGCCCAGTACAGCGGTTCCGTTTTCTGAACCGTAAGTAAACGCACAGGCAAATCTCGGAAGATTTGAAACTGCATTTGCACCGCCTGCAAAAGCTGTTACCGTGATGTTTTCGTCGGAAGAGGCAAGAGCAATGGAGTTTCCTTCTGTCCCTTCAACTGCTGCTGTAAGGTTCAATGTAGTTCCGCTTACGCTTGCAATTACATCCGTCAAAGGTGTTGTTGTACCTGCATAGTAGTCTGTACCCTCTTCACCTTCGCCGTTTATGGTTTTTTCTAATGAGTTAATAGTGTTGGCAACAGCTGAACCGATTTTAATATCATTAGCCTGTGCCATATCTGTTTTGAATCTGTAAATAACAGAACCGATTGTTACGGTATCGCCATCAGCAGGATTGGCAGTAAAAGCCAATGCGCCTTTTGCGGCGGCTGCTGTCTGTGTGGTATTGGAAAGCAGGATATACGGGGTTTCTCTGCGCGGGCTGTCGTCTGCGTATTCTCCCTCTACACCTGCTGCAAGGTTTGAATAAATTTGTTTTTGAAACATTTGTTAAACTCCTTATTGTTAAAGTGTGTGTAACCCGTCGGGGTTCGAGAAATCGAAGCCCAAAGGGTGTAACCGTTCTATGCCGCCGTTGTGAAGTGAACAAAGTTCACGAAACGAAGCAATCTTCGCGGGAGCGTTGACGAAGTCATAAGCTCATTCCCGCAGATTGCACAGGCGGATTTTGGGTTATTTTTGTGATTTGTAAGCTTTTAATACTGCGCTAGGTTCATCGGCTTTAAACATACTGTCAAAAGACATTTTGACTGTTGTCTGTGATTTTGCTCTAAGGTAGCCATCAAGCGAGTCATAAGAATTTTTGATATCCAGCTTGTCGCAGGCGTATTTAACCACTTGCGGGATTGTCATTGAGGAATATCTTGAATTATCACCGATTAGAGGTCTGATACGCTTAATGAGTGCCTCTTTTTTGGCAAGATATTTAATTGCTGCGTCCATTGAAACGGGCTTTTCTTCTTCGTCCTCATCTTCTGCTTTTTCAGGTTCTTCGGAAGGATTTTCACTATTTTCTTCGTCTTCTGTGGGCTTATCTTCTTTGGGTTCTTCGTCGTTTGCACCTGTTTCAGAAGATTTGTAGCCGAGTTCTTCAAGTTTTTTTGTAAGCGTTCTGAATTTTTCTTCTTCGCCGCCCTCAAATTCTGATGCAGGCTTCATTGCGATTGCATCCGCTTCTCTTAGAACTTCTCGCTTGTCAATATCTTCATCTGCAGCAGGCGGTATTTGCTCCTGTTCTTCTTCACCGCCTTGGTTGATTTCGATGTTCACATCTTCGTCCATTGTTGAACGTTTTTTTAGGTTTTTAGCCATTTCGTCTGTCTCCTTTTTTTGTATCTTTAAAACTTCACTGAAGGTATCAAAAGCCAGTGCGGAATCTGTAATACACACCTCATGCCCCATTCTGCCTTCGTCAACTAATGCTATATGATTTAAATAAATATCACGTTGGATTGCGTCGTAGTGCTGCCCTTTGTATTCCCCCGGGGTAAGGTCGTACCGGCAGGTGTAGCCTAAAGAAAGCTCTTTTTTACCGCTTTGCACCAAATCCTTCATAGCTTCGGAATAGATAACCAGATTGTTTGTTACTGTTTCTTTGGCTTTATCGTACTTAACATTTTCGCCGAGAGTACCGTGTATGCCCTTTTCTTCCGCAGGTGTGAACTTTTGACCCAGCATTTCGTGTTCATCTATCAACGGCTTACTTTTAAAGCTTTCCATTGTTTCGGGGCGTGTCAGCTCCTCTTCGGGGCGGTAAACATAATAAATTTTACCGGGTTCGAGTTCAGGGCTTATTTGTTTGCCCAGATACGGGAAAACCCCTACTTTTGTAATGGGGTTGTCGTACAAGTACCAATAGCCGTTGGGGTCAACTTCTTTTTTGTCCTGCGCGTGTTTTATTGCTTTAAATTTATCTTTTAGCATTGTTAGTCCTCAAAGTCTAAAACAGCCTGCATTACACATCTGCAATAAGGCAGCTGTCCGGGGAAACCTTTTTCACCTGTACGTTTATCAATTACAGGCGGGTCGTCTATATCAAAAATCCCGCCGTTTAAACCTGCGGGATAGTCTAATTTATGATATTCCCGCGGGTCACGGCTTCCGCCAGAGTGCAGCCACTTAAATTTGCGTATTCCGTTTTCCTGAAAGTTTCTCAGATTTATTGAGTTATATGCTTTTCTGGTCTGGTCCTGGGCTATTAATTGAGCTCTGCGGTTTGTTTTTGCCCCGTAGGAGTTTAATTCTTGCACAAGCCGTTTTATACCCTCGCCGTTTTCGATTGAGCGTGCAACAGAGCCCGTTATCTGTTTAAAATACTCGTTAGGAATTGAACGAATTAAAGAAACATTCTCAAAAAGCAGAGCTTTCATTATTTCCGACTTTTCGGGGCTGATTGCTGAACCTTTAAGCATAAAATCTTTTGCAGAGGTGCCTAGCATCGTTTTTAAGGCCGTGTTAATCTGATTGTTGGAATATCTGTTGGTTTTCTTTAAAAGACTCTTTACAAGCGTTTTAGAGCGTTTTGTAAATTTATCCGAATATTTGTCATAAAGTTGGTTCAATGCTATACGTACCTGAGAAGAAATACTTTCATCGAACGCAACCTGCGGGTAACCTTTTTTATAAATCTTTGCAAGCTCCTGCTTACACTCTTTAGTCATTTGCTGCGTAAGCTTTCGAAGCTCTTTCACATACCACGACATTATACCCGCATTGACATTTAGGCGGTTTGATATTAGCTGGTTTTTCATTATTTTATTGCTTCAATCTTATAATTTTTGACAAGTTCGTATAATCTGCCGCTTTGAATAAAAATTTCAACATAATTTTCTGACACAACTGCACTTGCGATGCTTTCAATAGTTGCAAGCATGTCGCCGTCTATTTTATAGAAATGATTTTTATCCAATATATTCATGTTTTTTACTCCTTAGGCTTGAAAAAAGTAAAACATAAAGCGAATTAAATCTCTCCTCTGTCAATATCAATAGAAATATAAACAAGCTGGTCTAAATCATCTGTGTCGTAGTCTTTATTTTCAAGGATATCAATCATTTTTTGTTTTTTTTCATCCCCAACTAGATTGCAAAGAACCCCTTTCAAAAAATTATCATCATCTTTTATTTTTAAAAGCATATCAAATAACTTTTTGCCGGTTTCTGTTTTAAATTTTTCTCTTTTAATCGTAGTATTCATCTATGGGTTTCCTATTTATAATTATAAAATCACCATTTTTATACTGCATAGTATAAGTATGATCCCCAATATCTTTAGTTATTCTTCCATTTTTCATTTTAGGAAAATTTGTTTTTAATGCGTGAAATACCATTCCATATTCATTTTGCGATATTTGAATAGGTTTGTATTTGCTGCTGTCTATTTTATCACGTCTGGAAGATTTTTCAACCTTACCGCCCGAACCTTCGCCAAATTGGCCGTTGTCTTTTCTCGGGTGTTTGCTTTCTTCCCAGGCATCTTCCACGCTAAAAGGGGCTTGCGGGTTTTCGCTGCCTCCCGTCAAGTCGCCGAACGGGTCAGCTTCTTCCTGCTCAGGAGCTTCTTCGGAAAGTACATTGTAACCCGATTTTTCATCAGCTCTCAGCACCCCGCGGATTTCTTCCGGTGATACCACGCCCGCGTTAATATAGGTTGCGTCCGTACGTGAGTTGATTTCTCTTATTTCCGCACGTTCTTTTTCTGTAGGGGTATCGATATCATCAAATACGCAGGAATATTCTTTATCAATACCAAGTTTTGACTTTGCAAGCAAGCGGTAATGAAAATTCAGTATCGGGACATAGTCTATGTTTTGAATGCCCTGCTGTAATTTCCGGTAGTTATCATCTTCATAGCTTCCTGTTGACTGCCAGCCCTTCGGAGATGTTTCAAGCAGTCTCGCTGATGGTATGCCCGAAATTGCCGCAACTATCTGGTAACCCAGCATAGTCACAGCGTCAAAATCTGTCAGGGTTGTATCTAATTGACCTATTCGCTGATCTTTTTTGATTAGCAGCCAGCCCCAGTTGTTTCGAAGCCACGACATTAATGTAAGCTCTTTGTTTAATCGCTCTTCGTCCGCCAGATATGCGTTAGGGTTGCCTTCAACATAGTTTAAACGTTTGGATTGAGCAAGCATGGGGGCTTCTTTTGCCGTCTTATGGGCTGCATAAACCTGTTCATACAATAATTGCGGCAATGGAATCCCGCCATAATAGTATGTTGGTTTCAGAAGGTCTGCTACTTCCGAGTAGATATTGAATATAAACCAGCTGTAATGGATGTTTTTGCCGTTTGGAAGCCTAAACCAGGTAGGCTGGTAAAATCTTTTGCTTGCTGGGTTTGTGCCCGCTTCTATATCAAGCACGGGAGTAACCCAGACAGGCTCGATAACCGTCATACCCTTATATGAACCTGTTGTTACCGCATCAATATTAAACGGAACAGAGTAATCAACATTATCAACAAGCGGAATGCACAAGGCCTGTCCGTATTTACGCTTGTTTTCGGCAAACTTTTTACAGATATCTTTGATTTTGAACTTTTCAGAGTGGGATAGCTTTTTAAGCTTTTCAATGACATTTTGGTCTTCGTCCGTTACTTCGTCGTCACTGTCGTTAATATCGTAGTCAATGGCTATAGAATCTTCACACGGTGCAGTGATACTTTTATTAATAAGCCAGTCTTGCGCAAGGATAGCACAGTTATTGAAACCGATAAAGCCTTGTTTTGCAAAGTAGGTAAAAATAATTTCCTGCCCTGCAATATTCATTTCAAATGATTTTGACAGGGTCTCGCAATCGTCCTTTACGCTATCCGCTGCGATATTTACAACGCTTCCGTCTTCTGTAGAGTATTGCGCAACAACAAAATCGTTTGCCTGTTTTTGTACCGAGCATTCGTAAAGTGCCTGCAAGTCCGCTTGAGGAAGCACAAAAGCCCTTTTGTTGTCCTGTTCGGATTTATGTACGCGTTTTATTACTTCTTTCTTTTTGAAAAAATTAAACATTAGTAGTCAAACTCATCTTCTAAGCTGTATCTGACAGCGTCTATGGTATGGTTATCCTTGTCAGGAAATTTGCTTTTTATTTCTTCATTTTTATCGACTTCGTATGAGTATTCCGTAAATTCACGTGCCGCATTCGGACAGCGATGCGGGTCAATAACTATCTTTTTGAGCCCCTGCAAACGTTTGATACCGTAACTCACGGAACCCGGTCCCTTTCTTGCGCCTCTGACAGGCAAACCTGAATTATCGAAATCATCTATACTTTTAGGCTCCTCGCTGTCTGCAATTATTTCGGTTGATTTTGTATGTTTTTTCATAACCTTTTCGATTGCATCGTCATTGCTCAAGCCGACCTGATAAATTTCATCAAAAATATACAGGGTTTTGTATTTACGGCTATAGTGGACTTTAACCCAGACAAACGGGTCAATAGCATAACCCCAGTCAATACCTTCACAAATATTATCAAAATGGTTTATTTGTTCGGCTGAAATCTGCTGCAGCGTGACATTATAAAATACGTTTAACCCTGTACCGACCTCTTCGCCCAATAGCTCATTGCGATATGCCATAGGGTTAGACTGTTTGAGGTCTTCCGCTTCTATAAAAAATGACGGGCCGAGCCATTCGGGAGGCACATCCAGATAAGTTGAGTGATGAACAAGCCTTGTAGGTTTGTTTCTTCTGGCTTCTTTATTAACCCAGTTTCTCGGGTCTGCAGGCGGGTTGTAACTGTAAAATGTCAACGCACCCGGGCCGCCTCTGTTGAATGAGAACTGGGCGTCCCTGATTTCAGCCATGCCGTCAAACTGTTTCAGCTCTTCATACCAGCGGATTTTAATATACCCAAACGGCAACTTTATTGATTTTATGTTATCAGGGTCATCAAGCCCGTAAAATAATATCAGCTGCCCTGTCGGTAAATATTCAATTTCCAGCGGGTTTTTGCGTACACGAAACGAGGCTCTTAATCCCAGTGCGTTTATCGCCCACAAAATCTGGTTAAATACCGATTTTTCTATCTTATTGCCGACTTTACGCAAACACACTGCATGTGCTAGCGGGTCTTTGATTAAATTTATTATAATCTCTAATGAAATAACACTTGATTTTGTAGAGCCCCTGCCGCCTTTAAACCAGTATTCTAAATGATTCCCCTGTTTTATATCTCTGTGGACATCCCAAAACACAGGACATATAAGACTTTTTAAACTTGTTTCCGTCATGCATCAGATATCATCCTTTATTATCACGGGATTGAAAGAAACTTCCTGCTTATCTGTCGGTTTTTCACCGATTGTATCTCTTAATACCTCAAACGCCTTTATATCGCCCTTTAACGCTTTTTTTATGAGCGCAAGGCTTATTTTATTTTGTGTATTGCCGCTTTCAAGCAGCAGCAAAAGTTCTTCTTTTAAGGTCTTACGCGCCCGTCTGACTTCTCCGGATTTTATACCGCCTTTTTTGCCATTTTCTCTTGCTTCGCTCTCGCTTCGAATAGGTTTTAAATTTTCAGAGTTTGCCATAGGCTAATCTTTCACCTGTAAATTAACTAACCCTAGTTTTTGCTGTAAATCCTGCGCTATGCCGTCAATCAGGCTCACTTCTGCGCGCGGTGTATCCTTATCCTGTAACATTTCCTGCATCAGAACAAGACAGTCTATTAAAAGCTTTTGCATATTTTGAAAATTCTTTTTGCCATCTGTTTCAACTAGCGGCAGTAGGTTCATTGTCATTGCAAGATACTCACCAGAAGGCGAAGGTAAAATATCATTACCCAGAAGGCAGATTTCTTTTATGCTGTCAATAAAATCATAAAGCCTTTCCTGAATACGGTCAGCAAGCAGATGTTTACTATAAAAAGCCTCACCTTTGCAAGAATAATGAATATCTTTTGCAAAGTTTGCAATCGCAAGTAAATAACAAATAAGTTTATTAATATTTTCCATAATTTCCCAATAAAAAGCGCCTCATAATGAGGCGCGAAAAATTCTGCATCCTAATAATAAAGAATTAATTTGAGTAAGAAAAGAGGCTTTCGCCTCTGGAATTAAGTTAAATTTTTTACAAAATCTTCACATTCTAACTATATCGTATGTCAAGTGTGTTGTAAAGTGTGAGTTGGTGTGAGTTTTTTTGAAGAATTTGAACATTAAAAAGAGGCTTGATAGCCTCTCTAAGTTAAAACAAATTTCTTTTCGCTAAAATTAAAGCAATAGCTTTTTCAATCTGTTTAATTTGTTTCCCGGATAAAAGATTACTCATATGCACTAATGATTTTAATTGTTCTAAAACTCTTGTTGACAACTGAGTAACTTTAATTACTTTGCAATGTTTTTGATAAGTAAAAATATTGTCTATACATATATTGCTATCATATTCTAAAATAGGACATTCCTTTTGTGGTAATGGTACACTAATACTTGAACGACTTTTTTCTGTATTGATTAACAAAACAGTTTCATGATCGAAATATAACTGATATTTATTATGTGGCGGTTCAATATCAGATCTGAATGCATAATATACATCTCCGGGGTTTAATTTAGCCATCAAAAAACAATCGCCTTTGAATATACCTGCAAATCTTCTAAAACTTCTGGATTAGTTATCATATCTTCCCATTTAATTAATGGGGCTTTAGATTCTGGACTATTATTTCTCGCTATTTTCCAGGAATTATTTTCATGTGTTAAAGCACTCATCTCTAAAGTTTCATATTGAGAATATTTTTCTAAAGCATAATCTAATGCCTCAATATCTGATTTTGAAAGATAATCTAAATCTGGTTCTGTATTTGGAATAATTATCATATTTTTTTCAATATGATAATCTTGTGAAGATGTTTTTAACATATCATACAATTTAGATAAAACAGGACCATTATCCATTGCTACATATTTATCGCCTAAAATTGGGCGCCCGTATTTATTAATATGATATAAATCAGCGAAAAAGACATATTTAAGTAATCTCATTTTACTTATGCCATAGTCTTTTTGTGCCAGATACAAAATAACAGCATTAGCTTTGTCTTTATTAAATCGAAATTCTATTTTCTTTTGTTCATCCATAACTGCTGTCATAATATTTAAATCCTATATTTTTTCCATCCGCTTATAGTATAAAAAAATGTAAATATTTTGTATTGCTTTATATAGAGGATTTTGTTACAAAACGATACTTCTTACATATTACTATTATAACATTTGTAACAAAAATCAGTCAATAATAAATATTATACCCTTAAACTCATATATTTTATCAATCCTACTCTTTAAAATCTCACTAATAAAATAGAATAAAGAACGTCTAAAATCAAGAATTTCTTGTTATTTGTTAATATGTGGACAATCTGCTCTTAATGTCGGGTCGCAGATATGCTCAGGTTTCATTGTAAAAGTTCTTAAATTAACCCCCTTTTTATAAGCCGCACGACGCAAACGTTTCAAATACTTCAAATCTTTTTCGCCGCGTTCCATAATAAGAACACAGGCTGCTTGCCTGTTTGTTTGTCTTCCGTAATAAAGAGCCTGTCCGATACATTCAGCCCACTTGTTCGCGAAATCAAATTCAACAGCCATATTCGGAAGTAGACAATCCACACGGGTTTTGTCACCCAATTGATATTCCATAATACCGCCGCGTTTGTCACACCATGCCTTCTGATACGTTGCCTCTGAATACAACCGCTTGGCTTGTGCGGGAGTGGCGAGGAAAATTAATAATAAACCCATAGCTATTTTTTTCATACAATTATTATAACATTATTACATACAAAAAATAAAACAATTAGCCGCATGGTTAAAATTTTTCATGTTATCGTAGTATTTTTCTAATTAAATCGCTTAAAATTCCGTTTTTTGTATGACCCCAAAATTATATAATGAAATAGGAATATAAGAATAGGAGGAAACGATGAAAGAAATTTTTGTGATGCTAAACAACAACATGCATAATTTATTTAAACAAACCAGTACATGGATAGGAATTTTGCTAATAATGCAAATTTTAACCTTTTCATTAATTTTGTATATTTATTTAGAAATAACAGATGGGCAATATCATTTTTACATGAATACCAAAACAAGTCTTGAAAAAATTCATAAAGTAAAAATTGATAAATATAATGGTGATTTATTAAAAGAATTGACTACCGAAGAAGAATTAATAAGAAGGAATGCACGAAAATGGCATTTAAAATACTTATTCAAATAAGCTACTTTTTACCAAAAAGCAACCAGTCAAAATCAGTTTTTGAAAATCTTATTTTTAATTTTAAAAGTTCTTCACCAGTTGGATATTTGTTTTTTCTTATAAAATCATCTAATCTTTTTGGTGATATATCTACATATTTTGCAAAAGCTTCACTATCAAGCATTCCAGAATTCACCTGAAGCATTAATAAACGTTTACCCCACTCATCAAAGTCAAATTGTACGCCAAGATTATAATCTGGCTTGAGATATGCTTCCTCTTCTATTTCCATAAACATTTCACCCCTACCCGTAAAAAGCCATAAAGCATTTATATTACAGAGAGTTACTAATTTTTCTATTAATAATGCAGAAGGTTTTTGCTCACCAGTTTCATAACGAAAATAGGTGGGCTGTTTAATATCAAGTTTTTTTGCGAAGTCATATCCACTAATACCAAAAGACTTCCTGACTTCTTTAAGTCTGTTCAAAAAAGAATTGTCCATAAAGTTTATACCAATTAGTATTGACATATTATACTTTTTCGTATATACTAATTTCATCAGGTACGAAATAATATAACGAAAGTAATAGAATAATATTTCAAACCTGATGGAAATTCAACCGAATATAAACTTAAGTTACGCGGCTGGAGCCGACCCAGCATAAAAAGGGGCAACGCAAAGCATAATAAGGGTTTCAAAAGGTTAATAAAACACAAAAAGTTAAGCATTAGAAGGGTTTCGAAAAGAAAAGCCTTATTTAGGCTGGCTCGGCTATGCGAAAAATCTGAACATTGAAAATAGATGTTATTTTTTGACAATCTCAAGTATTTCTTCGACTTTGTCAAAATAAGGTTTATAATCAAGCCCAAAATCATCTACGAAATCATATATTTTCTCAAGCATGTGAACAGTATCTTTTGCAAGCGATTGTTCAAGGTGATATTCGATTTCTTTGGCAATTGAACGTTTGTTTTTCTCAGCACTTGCTTTAACTTTCTCAAATAATTCTTCGTCCATACGAAGAGTAAAAACTTTCTCACTCATACCTAAATCCTTTCAATATGATGTCATTTTAAATAAAATTTATACAAAAATCAACATTCAAAAAAAATACACTTGACATCAGAATGAAATAATGTTATAAAGGAGATGTCATTATGAATAAAAACGAAATCAAAACAACTACAATGAGATTACCAAGTAATCTTAATGAAAAATTAGAAAAAGAAGCTCAAAGTTTAAATATTTCTGTTGCATCAATGCTTAGAATAATCCTAAGCGAACGATACAACAAAAAATAAGCTTGGAAAGGTAAAAATGGTTAAAATTAAAGATTTAGTTGGTAATAAGTATAAATATTTTACCGAAGACAAAAAAATCGTACGTTTTACGATGAGATTACCAAAACCGATATATCAGTTACTGACTGATTCAGCAGAAAAAATAAACGCTCAATAGCAAAAGAATTGGAGTTTATTTTAGAAAAAGTTTTAGAAAGAAAGCGAGTTTGAAAAATGGATTTTACAACACATACGTGTAAGAAATGCGGTTGTGCTTTTGTAGCAGAGGATTACACAAATGCGCAAGATATACCTCCTCGTTGGCGCCTGTGCCCTGAATGTGCCGAAAAGGCAGGTATAGACTATAATTTGCAAAACCCTTGGAATAGTTTTTCAGAAGCAAAACAAGAAAGAATTAAAAAACAAATTGACAGGTTAAAACAATTTCAATTTCAAAAGAAACAAAATATTAAAAATTAACGCAATAACTTTCCGTTTTAAGACGGGTTAAATATATAAAACTAGGATTTATATCTAAGCCATATTAAAACGCGAAAAACGGAACTTAAAATCTAAAAACCCAAAATCACAAAAACGCAGGGAAAGCATAAATGCTTTAACCCCCGGCGTGGCTGTGGAAAAACTGAACTTTGAAAACTGAATAACAGTAAGGCCACAAGCAGAGGCGTGGCAGAATACAACTGAATACCGTGCGTAATGCGCTCTCACCTGTCTGGTCGCGCGGACAGGCTAACAACGACATTACTTTGGCACTGCGGCGAGTGAGCTGAGGCAGGAAGGGCTTGCGTTGAGCAAGACCTGTAACGCCACTAAATGCGAACGAGCGAACTAAGTTTTTAATCAGCTGTACGATTTTTTCGTACAGTTGCCATAAGAACTTAGAAAGGAGAAAGGATATTTTATGAATTTAAAAGATTATTTGGACAGAGTGAAAATAGCGTATGAAATAAAAGAAAACACTCTCACCGTTGGAGGATACTTGGACTTGGAAGATATACAGATTACTTCGCTACCTGACAATCTCATCGTTGGAGGGGACTTGTACTTGAGAGGTACACAGATTACTTCGCTACCTGACAATCTCATCGTTGGAGGGGACTTGGACTTGGAAGATATACAGATTACTTCGCTACCTGACAATCTCATCGTTGGAGGGGACTTGTACTTGAGAGGTACACAGATTACTTCGCTACCTGACAATCTCATCGTTGGAGGGGACTTGTACTTGAGAGGTACACAGATTACTTCGCTACCTGACAATCTCATCGTTGGAGGGGACTTGGACTTGGAAGATATACAGATTACTTCGCTACCTGACAATCTCATCGTTGGAGGGAACTTGGACTTGAGAGATACACAGATTGCTTCGCTGCCAGACGACCTCACCGTTGGAGGGGACTTGGACTTGAGAGATACACAGATTGCTTCGCTGCCAGACGACCTCACCGTTGGAGGGGACTTGAACTTGGAAGGTACACAGATTGCTTCCCTACCTGACAATCTCATCGTTGGAGGGGACTTGGACTTGAGAGATACACAGATTGCTTCGCTGCCAGACGACCTCACCGTTGGAGGGGACTTGGACTTGAGGGGTACCTATATAAAACAAGTTGAAATGAATAATGTTAAAAGGATTTCTAAAGATTTTTATATTAAGAATAAGAATTATATAGAATCAAAACTTACCTGGCAAAATGACAAATACAGGAAAATTAATGGTATTTTTTGCGAAGTAATTAAACAAAAAAATAATATTTTAACCGTAAAGATTAAAAATAAAATAGCTTACATTTTTGTTAAAGACGATATATATGCTCACGGGAATACAGTTAAACAAGCATACTTTGACTGGCTTTTCAAAACTTCCGACAGAGATACAAGCAAGTATAAAAACTTAAAACCTAATGATAAAAACACACTTGATTTCTGGGTAATAGCATACAGAGCCATAACAGGGGCCTGCAGTTTCGGAACTAATAATTACCTTGAAAATAACAAAGATAAGTATAAACCTAAAATGACACTAGAAGAGGTATTTAAAGCCACAGAGGGTCAATATGGCTCTTCTACATTCAAAGCCTTTTTCTCAAATTGTTAAAATTAAGCACGCAGGGAACGTGTAAGATACCTCCCTTTCTGAAATTCCTGCAGCTTTTTACTTTGTCCTGCGGACTGTACAAACCAACTAATGACTTTTGACCGACAGGACATTGTAAAGAGTTTTTCCGGGCGGTGCTCCTTATTATCTTTACCCTAATATCACCTGCCGCCCTTTTTCTTAGAAATTGCGCAAGGTCAGGTCCCGGTAGAGCCGGCTTAATTAAATGGAACATGTGGGTTCAAATCCCACCGCCTGGCCTTTTTAAAAAAATGATTAAGCGGAGACTTCAAACCCGGAGATGGTTATACAAGTTTTACGAAAAATAACAAAGAGGATTAAAAAATGCAAAACGAAACTATTGGCGAATTTATCGCTACTTTAATCTTTTTCGGAATACCGTATTTAATGATTATACAAGGATTCGGAGGGTAACTTTTATGGAAACAATATCAGGGGAAATCCTTGCAGAGGAATTGCAAACACTGATTTTGCAAAGAAAAATTAACACTATCGCAGACAAGATTAATGATTATTTTGACACAATCAATCAGGGGAGCGTTGACATACCGGAATTTATGAAACCGGTTGAACTTCAACGCGCGTTCTTCATTGAAAAGCAAATAAACATTATGCTTAACAGCGGCACAATTGACCATTTTTACAAATTAGCTATTGATGAGGGTAATTATGGCAAGTGAAGATAATTTTTTAAGGCTTGACTATTCCAACTATGATACAGAGCTTGAAAGCCTTTTGGCAACAAGCTCTCTTTCTTTGGATGACTGCGAGGCTTTATATGAAAACGGCGATATGAGCAAGGAAGACTTTGAATATGCCAAAGGATGGTTTGAATTTTACAAATAAAGAAAGGATGAAAAATGAATTATTTAACAGAACAGACCGACAAACAGAATTTAACAGCAATGCCAAACGTAGGGCAGGAAGTTGAAAAAACAAGGGCATTACAGGAAGTGCAAGCCGCAATATTTATGGCAAGACAATTCCCGCGTGATGAAACCAGAGCTTACAGAAAAATTATGGAAGCTTCAAAACGCCTAAGCCTAGCTGAAAAAGCAATCTATTGTTTCCCCAGAGGAGGACAGCAGATAAAAGGTGCATCAATCAGAACCGCCGAAACTATCGCAAAATATTGGGGTAATTTAAGCTATGGCATAAAAGAATTAAGCCAGAGCAACACCGAACATTGCTCCGAAATGATGGCCTACTGCTGGGATTTGGAAAGCAACGTCAGAGTTGAGCGTATTTTCAAAGTACCGCACATCAGGGATACAAAACAGGGTGCAAAACTCCTAACCGATGCCCGTGATATTTACGAAAAAACAGCCAATGATGGAGCACGACGTTTGAGAGCGGCAATATTAGAAGTTTTACCTTCTGATGTTGTCGAAGATTTTATAACCGAATGTGAAAAGACACTTGTCGGGTCAAATACAAAACCATTAAAAGACCGTGTAAAAGATATGCTTACACTGTTTGAAGAACTGGGAGTAAGCCAGGAAATGATTGAAAAACGCATCGGCACAAAAACCGACAACTTTATTGCAAAAAACCTTGTAGATTTAGGTGGAGTTTACAACTCAATCAAAAACAACTTTGCACCTATTGAACAGTATTTTGATATGCCATCAGCCGCAGAAAAACAAAAAGACGAAGTAGAAACAAAACTAAAATCAGGCGGTAAAGACGGTAAAAAGAAACAGTATGAACCAACCCCGGAAGAAATAGAACAACTTGAAGAAATTTACGGTGAAAGAAATGAAGCTAACGAATAAAAATTATTATTCACAAAAAGCAAATCAGGTATATTTCAGCGTTTCACAAGTAAAAGATTTTTTGAAATGTGAAGCCTGTGCAATGGCAAAGATTGAGGGAGAGTGGAGCGAACCTCCCTCAACGGCCATGCTGATAGGTTCTTACGTTGACAGCTATTTTGAAGGAACATTAGAGGATTTAAAAGCCCGAACCCCTGAAATCTTTAAAAAAGACGGAACCTTAAAATCTGACTATGTAAAAGCTGAAAAAATTATCCAAAGAGTAGAAAAAGAAGAACTCTTTATGAACTGTATGTCCGGAGAAAAGCAGGTCATAATGACCGGTGAACTTTTTGGGGCAAACTGGAAGATTAAAATGGACAGCTTTATCCCTCATGAGGCAATTGTTGATTTAAAAGTTGTTCAAAAACTTCGGGATGTTTCATATAAAAACGGGTGGAAACAAAGCTTTATTGAAAAATGGGGCTATGATTTACAGCTTGGAATTTATCAGGAAATCGTAAGACAAAATACCGGAGAAATGCTGCCTTGCATAATTGCAGCGGTAGATAAACAGGATTATCCTGATTTGGATTGTATCTTAATTCCGGATGAACAGCTTGAATTTCAACGTAGAGAGTTACGTTGGAAGATGCAAAGAATAATCGACGTCAAAAACTATAACGAAAAACCGAAACGCTGCGGTGTCTGCGATTATTGTAGAGCAACCAAAAAGTTAGAAAAGCTTATCTTCCCTGATGATTTGATTGTGTTTAACGCTTCATAGAAAGGATTTTAGTAATGAATGAAATTAATTTTGAACTTTTGGAACAAATGATTAATTGTGCTAAAAGGGAAGTTTCTTTCAGGTATAAAGTATATCCGAGCTTGGTTGCAAAAGGGAAAATGTCATCTGAAGAAGCGGAAAAAGAAAAAACTTTGATGTATGCAATACAAAAAGCATTACAAAAAATTTACGACGGAACCGCTCCAATGCCGGTACAACAAGTTTTTTTGAATGCACAGGATTACATAAAGCCAAAACTATGGCACGGATAAAGAGGAAAAGTGATGAAGAAAGAATCGTGGATTTTATTATACAAAAAGTTCTTAAACTGGGAATGGTACGATCATCCGCCGACAAAAGATGTATTTCTTCATTGTCTTTTAACTGCAAATTTTGTTGACGAGAATTGGAAAGGCCAAAAAATTAAAAGAGGCCAACTTCCGACAAGTACCGAAAAGCTTGCTATCACTCTCGGTTTGACCATTCAACAAACAAGAACCGCATTAAAAAACTTACAAACAACAAACGAAATTAACATACAAACAACAAACCGATATTCAATAATAACGGTTAAAAATTATGATTTATATCAACCAAATAACATACAAAAAATAAACTCAAACAACAAACAGACAGGGGGTGGTGTTAACAAACAAATAGGGGGGTCAAATAACAACACTATAAATAATATAAATAAAGAGAGAGATAATAAATTATCTCTCTCTATAGAGGAGAGAGAAATTTTAAAAAAATATCTTCTTGAATTAAATCAAAAACGAAAAAATAAAATTGAGGATATAGATGCCTATATCCGGAAGCTTGTTGAAAACGGCGACTGCTTAACGAAATTAAAAAAGGCAAAGAAAAAACTTGCACGACAAAAAGCAAAGGAAGTTATTCCGCCGCCGGAAAATTTTGAACCCGACGCGCCCGAAGACATAGAAAAAGCCCGGGCTCAAGCTCGAGCAAAGGTAACACAGATTAGAAAATCCGCAAATCGGAAGAAAGGCACACAATGACAAAAACCGCAACAAAAGAAAAGAAAGAGAACACAACAAACAAAAACCTTATGTTTATCAACAAAGTAAAGATAAACAATGACAACACTGCTGCAATTTATTACCGTACAACTTGTGACAGCAACGCACAAGAGGTATTTTATCAGGGCAAAGATGAAGTAACTGAAGAATTTAAAAAAGCGTTCCAGAATACTTTACAAGGCTTTACAAGTGTCGTTCCGAGACTCGCACCCGACATTTCAAAAATGTGTATGAATGCAATTAAATTTGACTATGGTAAAGATGAGTTTTTAAAATCAGCCTTGTACTCTGTAAAGTATGAATTTAATGAGCAAAATAATGCAGTAATGAACTTTAATACCCCGCCATTACCGATTTACAAAGAAGGTATGGAAAACACCTTCTGCATCTCCGGAAAAGATGAAGAAGCTTTGCACGAAGTAATCGCGAAAGCAAAAGCCTACATTAACGGTGAAACACGGACAAAACAAATGAAACTTGTTGTTGATAACACAGAAAATTAGGAGAGAAAAAGATGATAGAGTTTACAATCCCTGTAGTGCCACGCACTAAGAAAAACAACGGGCAGATAGTAATGCGGGGGAAATACCCCGTGTTACTTCCCTCAAAGTCATATATAGAGTTCGAAAAAGCCTGCCTGCCTTATCTTAAGCACGTAAAAAACACTACAGGGGTTATAAACTATCCTGTCAATATTCAATGTACTTTTTTCACAGAAACAAAAAGGCGCATAGATTTACCAAATCTTTTAAATGCAATAGATGATGCGGCAGTTAAATCAGGTTTAATTGTAGATGATTGCAGGGATATTATTGCTGCACATGATGGGTCCCGTGTTTATCACGATAAGTTTAACCCCAGAATTGAGCTCACTATCACCGAAATGCAAAATTATACACAATGGAAGGATACAACTACAGAACAAAAAAGTTTGTTATAAATAAAAAGGAAATAACAACAATGAAAGAAAAAACACGCAAAACAACAATCACCCCGAAAGAAAATAAAATAATTGAGCTGATATCTTTAGGCTATACCGATAAAGAAATAGCAAATCTTTTAAACACTTCATATTCATCAGTCAGGAATATTTTCAATACTCTTTTGATAAAAACCGGTACAGTTAACCGTCCGCATCTGGTTAGTTGGGCTTACCGAGAAAATATTATGAAATAACAAAATAAGAAGAGGCTATTATGTACGAACCTATAACCATAGAAAGGCTTGATAATTACTCGGAAATAGAAAAAGAGTATAACTATCTTTTACATCAAAAGTCGAATCTTATTAAAAAGATAGGAACTTTACACGGAATAGATTATTCCAAAATAAAAGTTACAACCGGCAACGGCTCAAAAAGCAGTGAAGAAGAACACTATGTAATGAGATTACAGAAAATAAATACAAAACTCTCTGAATATGAAAGCTGGCTAAAACCTGAAAAAGAAATTATTAAAACTCAAATAGCACGTATAAAAAAATGGAATTACCGAAAAATACTTGTTTTACGCTATATCGAAAAATGGAAGTGGTCAGAAATTATTCAAGATTTTTTTGAATTCGAAGATGATTACGAAGACGAAAAGACTTTGAAATACAAAGACACAATAATGCGCTGGAATCGACAGGCGCTCGCAGAACTCGAAAAAGTAAGCAACAAGCCTTATGTAAAGACATCAAAGCAATTAGTAATAGAAGAGGGGAACAATGAAAGAATTATCGAAAAGAGAACGTGAAATCGTAAATTTAAAAGCGGAAGGTTTAGGAAATAAGCAAATCGCTCGCAAACTAGGCATTTCTGAGTGCACAATTTATACCTATCTGGACAGAATAAAAAGAAAATTCAAATCAAGCTCGACTATTGAAGTTCTTTTAACCCTTCAAAAACTTGGTTTAATTACAACAGGAGTAAACACAGATGTTTAGCATAAATGAAATAAACCTTTTGCACTCTCAAAACGAAAGGCTAAAACAACAAAATCAGGATTTACAAAAAGAAAATAAAGAACTGAAAAACGCATGTAAAATCGAACGTAGAAGAAATGCAAATGAACTCGAAATGTCTAACAGAAAGTTAAAGCAGGAATGCGAGGAGCTGAAAAAATATATATCAGAAAAAGAAGGTATAGGCGATGATTGTGATTATTGCAAACATAATGATAAATATAATTGCTATCAGAATATATTTTTAGATAACCTAAAAGAGATAAACCGCTACAAGCAAGCCCTTGAACCCTTCGAGGATGAATACTTTAAAGGCTTAGACACAAAACAAATCGCAGAGCTTGCGAAAAAGTCTATAAGACTAACTACAGAGAACAGAAAGCTTGAAAACAAACTAAGTGATATTGCTGGAATTTGTTCACAAATTCTGGATGGTGAAGATTATGTTAGAAGAATTGCAAAAACTATTCTCGACATAATCGACTAAGCGAAAGGAAATTAGAATGACAGAAAAACAAGAAATAATAATAAACGGCGTGGATGTTAGCGGGTGTGATTTTTTAGCAAAAGAGGATATTTATAATTCTTACTCTGGTGTTACGACCGCATACAAAGGACAATGCGGCTGCTCAGACGACGAAATGTGTAAAGACCATAGGAATTGTGGGTATAAAAAATTAGCAAGACAACTCCAACGCAAGACAGCAGAATGCGAGGAGCGAGGAAAAGAAGCAGAACAATGGGCTTATAAAGCAGATTTGACAACAGGCGAGGCATTACGTTATAAACAAACTCTTAATGATATTGAGAAAATAATTCAAATAATTATGGAAACAAATAAAATTTATCCATTGCAGACAAATTTAGGCAAAATCCTCGACATCATAAGCAAGGCGAAAGGAGTTAAATCTTAAAATTTTTGATTTCATTGAGAAATTCTTGAAAATGCTTTTCACAAAAATTCCCGATTTGAATTTGCCGTCCGTTAGATTCGTAAAACAATCTAACAGTATAAACAGCTTTCTCTTCACTTGAAATAGAACATCTTAAGTTACATTCTTTACATTTTACGATTTCAAAATGCATATAAATAAGGTAGCACAACTAAAAAGGAAAAACAATGACTAACATACAATCCAAACTAGACAACATAATTTCAGAATTGAATTTTATAAAAAACAACATCAAACGCGATGCAACTATAACAGAATTCTGTTTATATTTTAGACTTGCTCTGATTTCTAAACTTGAGCAGACTGGTGCAACGTATGACCCGACACTGGAACACGAATGGAGTGCAACCGGTAATAATACAACAGATAAGAAAAAATTCTTTGCATTTAAAAAGTCTGATATTCCAACTGAACAGGAAATTCTTGACGCTTTAGAGAGGATTTACGGAATTCTTTCAGAATATATGTCAGATTTTGGCGATTTAAAAAACTTAACTTTCAACATAATAAAAATTGAAGGTTTAAGAGACAGAGATGCCTTTTCTGATTTAATCAGAGGAATTCTGGTTGTGAAGGAGGTAGAAAATGCAGGATAGATTTAAGTTTAGAATGTATAATAAAAATTTTAGGAAATTTACCTATTTTTCTTCACCACGCTTACAATTCTGTTCTTTTAATAATTTTGTAAACGGTTTGTTTTTTCCGTTAGACGAAAGTATTAAAAATAATACTCTTTTTGAGGGCGGTTATGATAAAACACAATTTTGCACAGGTCGAAAAGATAAAACCGGCAATCTGATTTTTGATGGGGATATTGTTCGGGAATACAACTCGTATGGGTATGTTAAGGTAAAAACTGTTGAATTTCTGGAAGATGTTATGTCCGGTTTCAATTTAAATAGTGAATTTGATTACGAAATAATCGGCAACATCTACGAAAATCCCGAATTATTGGAGGTGAAATAATGTTAAAAAGAATATGTAACCTATCGGCAAAAGTTATCATGCTGCAAGAAATCATATCAGGAACAATTTTTGTATTATTTTTTGGCGTTATCAGTAGTATTACTTTACTAATATTTTATCCTTTGATGTTCCCGCTTAAGTGTTTAGCTGCTATAGCAAATTATGCGGATGAACAGAGTAATATTTATTGCGAAAGAATGCAAGGAATATATATGACGATGAAAGGGAATAAAACCAATGCTGACCTTCAATCTTAAAAAAAAGTGGTTTGAGAAGATAAAATCAGGCGAGAAAACGCACGAGTATAGGGAAAG